GAATGTCAAACTTGACTTACCACAGTTTGGTGTACCAGTCATCAATATGAAACTTGGTTTAGTCAGTCGCATTATAGGGTCTAAGTCTTTGAAACCTGTAGTATATCTCTTACATATTTTACCCTCGTACAGTTTCCATAAATCATCATATAAATCTTTGGCTCTATGTATACCATCTTTTATTACCATCGTTTTCACCTCATTAAAAATGATATACTAAAAATATATATAAATAAAGTATTAACCAGCGATAAAATTTTTATTTCTTGTTTTCTGTTTCATAAATTTATTTTGATTAGTTATATTATTATTTGTATTACCATTCAATTTGAATGCTTTAGTATTTATTCTGTAATGATTATGTTTTTTCATTCCAGTGCCTCTTTTTTGAACTGTTATCAATTTTAGTTTAATTAACTTTCTCACATATCTAGCAACACTGCTTTTAGAACAACCACATAACTCGCTTAAATGTGGCATACTAGGATAACACTCATTATCCTTATCAGCATAATTACACAACATTATCAATAAAAGTTTACTGCCACTACAACCTGTGCTTTGTTTGATAGCCCATGTCATAGCTTGGAAACTCATTCTTCCGCAAAAAAGTCATTTGGCAATACCTCTGACTTTGTGTAATCAATAATTTTAATCATATTTTTTTTACTTGGTATTTTATTACCATATTTCCATGAATTCACTGTAACCTCTGGAACTTCTAAATCTTTCGCTACTTTGCTCACTGTTAATTGTTGATTTCTGAGAAAATCTCTAAATCTCATGTTTTTTCTCCTATTTAGACTCTAATATAACGATTATTGTTCATTTTATAATAAAAGTAAATATAATAAAAGTAAAAATATACTTTTAATAGTAATATTTTCAGTATATACTAAGAGTATATCAAATTATAGGAGACTAATAATGAAAAAGATAGATAAAAAGCATCTTTGGGATATTAAAAATCCTGATGGAAACCAAAGAGCAATAATCTTGAAACATCTTATTTATAGCAAGAC